TTTCGATCCAGCGGTCGAGCATCGGTTGGGTGGCGTTGCCGGCGTCGACAATCCAGCCCCACCCCGTCCGATCGCTTTTCACCTTGATCCCGGCCAGCGTCTCGCCGGTGGAATGGCCGCTCAGTTGTCGCGCGAGCCGCGCCTGCATCTCTCGGAGGATGTTGTCGGCCGAAATGCGCGAGGCGACCTTGATGAACGGCTTCAGCGCCTGACTCAAGGTCAGCATCGATTCCGCCAGCGCGTTCGGGTCGACCGTAATCGACACGCTATTCGCCATCGATCTCCTCCTGCGCGAGGGTGCCTTCAATCTGAAACGCCAACGCGCGCAGCGGAGAGCCCGACCAGCCTCGCGGGTCCACGTCGTTCGCGCGCTTGGCGTCCATGTATCGCCGGTACTCGATGATCTGTTCCATGCATCCCACCGGCATTCGTTGCACTTCCGCCCACGCCTGCGACGGCAGGCAGTGGAACTCCTCACACAGACGCCCGAGATAGTGTTCAAACGGCAGCGGCCCGCGCCCGTCAAGCGCTCGGTGGAGCCGCGTCAGTCTCTTTTTGGGCTGCCTTCGCGTCCTCCTCGGAGATGAAGAACAGCGCCGGCTTCGTCAGCCGCAGGATTTCCGTGGCGATGAAATCCACGGACTCGTCATCGAGATCGTCGATCGTTCGCGTCATGGGCTCGGGATAGGTCCACGCCAGTAAGCCGCTCTTCACCACGACGAACCGGTCATACCCGAGCAACGGGTCCGCGATCGCCGCCCGCACGTCGCCGTCGGTGGACGTCGCGCTCTCGATGACGCGCCGGAAATAGGCCGACCACATGTTCGGGCGGACGGCGGCGACGCCGGCCCGATGCGCCACTTGCGCCGCCTCGTGCTCTTTGCCGGTCAGCTTGCGCACGGTGACGGTATGCGGGGGATCGAACGGGATCGAGATCGTCTCTTGGGTCTGGCTCGCGAAAATGGACATCGAGACTCCTTGCCGGCGCGCGGGCCTCACTGGACCAGCGCGCGGGCGATGGTGCGGGTTACGACCAGGCGCCGGAGCCGGTCGGCAGCAGCTTGGCCTTGTACTCGTTCAGGTTGCCGTTCTTGCCCACGACTTCGTAGTCGGTGAGCAACACTTCGACCGTGAACGTCTTCGGGGTGTTGGCGACGACGACGACGAACGAGCGCGAGGTCGCGGTGGTCCCGTCGTACAACGTCACGTCCGGCGAGATGAAGACCACATGGGGTCCCACCGTCGCCGTGTCATCGAAGAACCCGCCGATGTCGAGCGGTTCGACCTTCTTGATCCCGGTCGGGGAGTTCTTCGTCCAGGTGTCGCCGAAGGCCGTCACCACCTGGGTCGCCGCGGTGATCTTGATCCCGCCGATCGTGGTGACGTAGGGCGTGATGACGCGGAGCGTGCCGCCCGGCGCGTCATCGATGCTGATGGTCCATTCCGCAGAGCCGTGTTTGCCGGTTGCCATTCTGTCTCCTCGTTATGTCTGCGGCCCCGTGGCGCGCGACACGATCCACTGCTCCACCGACCGAATCACCGGCGTGACCTGCCGCACGAGCTGCAGGGCCGCGTCCCGTTCCGCCGCGAGGGGCGACGCTTGCCAGTACGCCCGCGCCGCCTGCTCGATCGCTTTCATCGCCGCCAGCGCCCGACTCAGATCGCCGTCGGTCACAACCGGCAGAACCCCGCAAACGGCGTGATGCTCCCCGCGCCCGTCACCGTGCCGACATGCCGCGTATAGCGATTGACCGTCGTCCCCGCCGCCACGACGATCCGCTCGGCGATGGGGCCGGTCGTGACGTTGGTGAACGACGGCGACAGATCCGCCCACGAGGAGTTGTCCGGTGAATGCTGAATCTTGCCGACGACGCCCGTGAAGCCCGAGTAGGCGCTGATCGCCTGGTAGCCCACGCCGCCGTTGACCGTGCTTGAGAGGACAAACGATCCACCCGTGCCCGCGCCCGTGCTGCCGGTCGTGTTCACGGCCACCGAGAACGTGGTCGCCGTCACCACCGTCACCGTTTGCTCGGAGTTGATGCTCGGTCCGGCTAATGAGTTGCCGGATGTGAGAATCACCTGCCCGGTCGTCAAGCCATGCGGGACGGTCGTCGTCACGACGCACGGGCTCGCCTTGGTGGCCGAGGTGATCGGGATGTTGCGCTGTGAGGTGTCGAGCGTGTAGTCGACCGCGGTTCCGGTCCAGTTCGCGGTTTGCGCCGCGAGGTCGCGAAGGATGGCGCCCCGATCGAGCTGGCCCGACACGATGTACGTGACGTTCGCTTTCGTCAGCTTCCCCACCGCGCCCACGACGTCGTAGGTCATCCCGTAGGCGCCCTGCATCGCCGCGAACGTCTTGCCGATCGTGTTGCCGGCGATGCCCCAGCAGACGACCCGCAAGACATCCGTGGACGCTTTGAAGGCGTCGTGAATGCCGTTCAAGGTGTCGTCGAAGAACGCGCCCGTCTGCGTCAGCGTCGCGGTGCTGATCCCGGTCGGGGAGTTCAGCTCCCACAGATCGCCCAGCCCGTGGACCTTCTCGGTCGCCGCGGCCGATTTATACGTGAGGCCCTGCAGCTTCGCCGCGAGGACGTTGTAGCCGTCGACCAGGAAGACCGCCCAGGACGCGGAGCCGAGTTTGCCGCTCATGCCTTACTGCCCCACTGGTCCACGGAACACCTCGTCATGCCACTCGAAGCCGCAGTCTGTACAGACCGGGTGCGCGGTCCCGAATCCGCTCGAGGGCACCCGCCGATCGACGCCGGCCCCGCACCGTGGACAGGCCTCCGTCTCGCCCTTGCGCGCGGGTCGGCCGTGGGCATCGACGATGACGGGCGGGTCCTCGGTCATTGCAGTTCCACCCACAGGTCGAAGTGCTGCGCGAGTTCTTTCACCTTCACGCCCGAGACGATGGAGTCCCCGATGGCGATCGACTTCCCTTGTCGAAAGATCGCCCAGCTCGAGAACCCCGTGACGGCCGGCGGCGTCTTGAGCAGCTCCATCACCTTCGCCATCACGCCTTGGGCTTCGTGCATCCCCTCGTATTGGGAGAACACCTGCACGAGCAGATCGACCTTGATCACCAACCCCGCCGTCCCCGACGTGCTCCCAAAGCCGTCGGCTTCCTCGGGCTCGACCGTGAACAACACGAACGGGAACCCCGTCGACTGCGCGATGTCATCGCCGACGCCGCCCGTGGCGAGCGCCGTCAACGCGGCGACATTCAAGACGAGGTAGAGCCCGGCCGACACCGGCGACGACGCCAGATACGTCGTCATGTCTGCACTTCCGAACAGACGAGATACAACTCCCGACTCCGGCCGTCCGGGTCGTAGTAGCTCTCGATCTCCACGATCCGTGCGCCGTCGAGGATCCGGTCTTTCGCGCTGATGTCCGACCGAAACCAGATTTCCCACACCGTCGACAACACCGCCGTGACTTGTGCCGCCAGGAGCGCTTCGCGGCCGTTCAGCGGGCGCTCGTTCGCCCAGACCTTGCAGCGGGTCGAATAAGTCTTCGTCTTCCCGCCCTGGCCGTCTCCCGTTTCGGTGACCTTCTGAATGACGACCCGTCCAGACTTCGTGCCGATGCTCGCCATGTCAGACCGTGCCGATCCCGCATGTCTGACACACGGCGCCGACCTCTTTGTGTGGGGCGCCACACCGCTGGCAGGGCGCCTCAGGCGTCGCCGCGGGCACTAGCGCGACGTCGATCGGGGTTGACGGCAGCTCCTCGAGCGGCGCGATGGCCGGGTCAGGCTCCGCCGGCACGTCCTCGACGACGGGCGCTGGATCGACGTGGGGCGTCTCGTCGACGACCGGTGTCTTGGGTGTCGCGTGGGTGTTCTTTTTCGTCATCGGAATCCCTCGTCGTGCATCAAAACGCCTTGTACGGCCACAGCAGCGCATCCACGCCGAACGGCAGGATGTCGGCCGAGCCGCGGATGATTTGGCCGGCCTCTCGGTTCAACCACCAGTTGCCGATCAAGAGCTTCATCGCCGCCTTGATCGAGAACGGCACCGCCGCCGCCGTCGCGCCGTAGCCGGCCACAAATCGGACCGTCACCGCATTGGGCACCGTCCGCGTCACCGGGTAGTACTGGCTATAGGCCGGGACGATCCGGGCCCTGCGGGCTTTCGGCCCCTGCGGGTTATCGACGGTATAGAGCGTGGGGCTCCACGTCTGCGTGACGCCTTGGGTATCGACGTACGTGATGCTCGTGACCGACGCGGTCGGCGGCGCCGGCAGCCAGATCGCGCCCTCGCCCACTTGCTGATGGTCGCGGGCGACCGTGGACCACTGATCCGGAAAGCCGTCGAGCGTGAGGTCCCAGGTCTGGGTGATGAGCGCGCGATGCGTGAACGCTTCGACGTACTCCCGCGCCGCGATGATCAGCGTGTCAACGAGATCGTTTTCGTCGGGGACGTCGATCTTGCACTGCGCGTTCGCCTCGGCGAGCGTGATCGGCTCCGTCGCGGGCGCCGTAACCTGGGACAAGGCCATGCGTCACGACTTACTCGCAGGTGATCTGCTCTTCGTACCACTGCGCGCCCTGCGTAAACGTGTCGCCGACGAGCGAGGACACCACATGCAGAC